TTCCTTTGGTTCCGGGCCACGGCCCATCCAGAAATCCCACGCGGCGCGATCCAGCATTGTGAAGCGATAAGCGGCGATATGTGCGTTCATCTTGATGGCCTTTCGATTCGTTGTTGTGTCTCTGACATAGGGGAACATGGTTCCCTAAGTCAACACCATAAAAAGGCACTTGCAAAGGGAACAACGTTCCCCTACCAATTGGGCTCATTCAACGAATCGGAGCCAAATCAATGCGAACCGTTTTCCGTACGACTGCAACGCTTCCCGACCGTAGCGGCAAGTTCCGCACTTCGATTATTCTGGCCTGCAAGGGCTCCGACGCCAACAACGGCGCATGGAGCGAAGAGGCCAAGCGAGAGCATATCAAGCGCGAAGCCCTGCCAACCGCCGCTTACGACATCAGCGACGAGGAGTTTGCAGCCATGGAGGCCGATAATGCGCTTCGCTTTGGCTACGCCGACAAGCCCGGCGACATTGCCACGCCGCTTGTTCCAACCCCTTGGCTCATGGGGTTCTAAATGTTCGACCACGATCCAAACGACCTCTTCGGTCCCCGCAAGTAATCCAACCTCTTCGATCGAAAGCCATCACCATGACCATTCGTTTTCAGAAGCACTACGTTACAGACGGCAGCAACAAAGCCCGCGTTCGCTACTCAAACGGCTCAATCTACGTTCGCGAAAATGGCCGGGTTGTCGGCACACAGCCGGCAATCACCCTCTATGCCAAGGACTATTTAGCCGGCCGAACCCTCGAATGGATCTTCCAGGACGTTGGCGGATACGAGAACAACACCGACAGTCAGACCGACTATTTCGAGAAAGGCCTAGTGCGGATCTTTCCAACTTCGCCACTTTGGGCCGCAGCGCTCGAGCGATGCAACCAATGGGATGCGCACTGGAACGCAAAGAGCTAAACAACCCAAATCGTTACGCGACCAGCGGCCGGTTCTCTTTCGAGGGAGCCGGCCGTTGACGTTTGCAGCAATCCAATGGGCAATCGACCAAAACACTGGCCACAGCTCCGCCAAGTTCGTGCTTGTCATCCTGGCCCATCATGCCAACGATCACGGCACCGCCTGGCCATCAACCGCCGAGTTGATCAGAACCACCGAGCTTGACCGCAAATCCGTGATCAGAGCCCTAACCAGGCTAGCGGCTAAAGGCCTGATCCACGACACCGGACAACGCAAAGGATCAACCGGGCAAATCAAAGTCTGGAAGCTTGGCGTTGATCAACCAGGGCTCAATTTACCAACCCCGAAACGAGCCCGCAAACAGTCCCAAAAACGGGACTCTTTCAATGCTGATAAACAGTCCCAAAAACGGGACTCTTTGGACGATGGCGAAGAGTCCCAAAATTGGGATGCTTTAAGAGTCCCAAAAACGGCACCCTTAGAAACCAAAGAGTCCCAAAAACGGAACGGTTCCGTTTTTCCCGCCAAGAGTCCCAATTTTGGGACACGGAACTTACTAGAACTACCATTAGAAGAAGAGTCCTCCTATAATCCTCCATTGGATAGCGACGAACAATGTGCGCGCATCTTTGCCGTTTATAACGATGTCGCAGAAGCCAACGATTTGCCCATCGCGCAACAGCTCTCTTTGCCACGCAAGCGGTCACTCAAAAAACGCATCCAGGAACACGGCTTTGAACCCATCATCAACGCCGTCAAATCAATCCCGCAATCGGCATTCCTGACCGGCCACAATGACAGCGGATGGCGCGTTCACTTCGACTTCCTGCTGCAAGCCTCGAGCCTCACAAAGCTGATCGAAGGTTTCTATCATCACGCACCCAAAACCGGACAGCAGCCACAACCAGCCGAACAACCCTATTGGAAAATCTATCGCGACCAGCAGCGCAAGGCAGCAGCAGCTCAACGCGGCGATCTAAGCCCATACGGAAATGACCACGATGACTGACCAGCAGCAGCTCGAGCAGCTTGCCAAGCAATCAGCGCAACAGGTCACAATCCTGTCCCATCGGTCCCAACCGCAGCCAAAGGCAGGGAGAGTCAGGGTTGCACTCCGCGAGCCCTCCACGCCTCACGCATGTGCGCGCCTGGCTGGCCGTGTCGCTTTTCCAACAGTTTTGCCCGTTTTTGGCTCAATTCCGGGCATTTCACCGCAGATTCACCGCACATTCTCGCAAGCCATTGTCTGATTATCGTTGTTTCTCAGCACGTTAGGAGGCGCAAATGTCTGATCAGGTCTGCAATACGATGGAAGGGCTAGGCGAAAGAGCGCTTCCGACAACCGATCAGCTTCGCGGCGTGATCATTGCCCTACTCGACAAATGCCACCAGATCGAAGCCTTGCTCGAGCGCTTGCCGATCGATGCTAGCCGCGATGATTTGCAAGCAACGATAAGGGCTTACAGGCATACGGTGCGGAGCTGGCTGACCATCCTGCGGGACCTGGACAGGGGAGAGCGGAGGGTCAGCGCGGCCGCGGGGTCCCCCCAAGCTACCCCACCCCCCGGCGCGGCACCCCCCACTAGTGACGGGTCCTCCGGCGTGAAGCCGCGAAGCCCAACCCCCGCGAGATTCCAAAATTGGGAGATGGACCATGGTTAATCCGCTGACGGACTGTTGCGGTGGATGTTTGTTTTTCGTGCCTGAGGAAAGGCATCGGGGAGAGTGCCGGCGATATGCGCCGCGATCGTCTTTTGTATCGGAAGAGGTTGAAGGGGAGAGCGAATGGCCGCGGGTTGATGACAGCGATTGGTGCGGGGAGTTTGAGCGAAAGGGTCAATGGGAGTGAGCTGGGGATTCCAAAATTCTGGAAAAATGGGTTATGGGGACATTTCCCGCCAAGGAGCGAAGCCATGAGGGATGATGAACTACCGATCGACCGGGCCCGGCTGGACAGGGTCAGGACGTGTCAGGAAGCCTGTCTAGCGATTGTTCAGGGCGCGGGAATTGCGCTTCCGGCAATGTATGGCCTCGGCTTCCAGAACAACAACTGCATCCCGTGCCCGAAGGCGACCAGCCCGAACTATTGGGCTGCCATGCGGCTGCACTTCCCGGAGCAGTTTTCACGCATGGCGAAGCTGTCTCGGGAGTTGGGTGCGCGTCTCGCCAGAGTGAACGACGAGCGCGTGTTCATTGATGAAATCCCCGCAGACTGGCCGACGCTAAACCCTATCGCGCCCGCCTGCGATTTTCTCTGTCACCTTGCAGAGCAGGACTTGGCGGCATGACCACCCCACCCACAGCAGAGCATGACGAACTGGTGGAGCGGCTGCGCAAGGCTGAGACACATTGCGGAGCGTTGTCCGACGTTAATCACCTGTTCGCCGAAGCCGCGACCGCGATCACAGAGCTATCCGCACAGGTGGAGAGGATGCGGTGGCAGAGCATCGAGACGGCTCCGAAGGATGGGACGCGCATTCTCGCTATCACTGGCGAAATAGAGGACGAGCGCTGGAATTACCTGTCGCATCGCGAGTTTGTCGTTTGGCACCTTGGGCACACCGAGGCGAGCGGCTTGGACATGGGCTGGTCGCTCTATCCTGGGATGGGTGTCGGTGACGCTTGGCTGGCAGCTTGGCAACCGCTTCCCGAACCACCCGCCGCATTATCCAGCGATCAGAGGAGTAACTATCCCCATGAATAAAGAGGAACTGCTGAGACTCGCCGAGCGATGCGAGCAGGTGACGGGGAGGCTTCATTGACATTCGTTAATGAGCGAACCGTGAAGGCGGGGCCGCTGCTTGGGCCGCTGCTGGGGCCGCTGCTTGGGCCGCTGCTTGGGACGCCGCTTCTTATGCCTGCGCTGAAATCCAAGGCGCTCGCATCATGCGCGAGAAGGGACAGGCGTTCTACTTCCTGCCGTTGTTCGGGTTCGCTGATCCCGAGAGCATCCCGGCGCTTCCGGCTGATTACGGACTAACCAAGCTGGAGAACAGTAATGGGTGACATGCAATCTGAGGAGAGCAAGAGAATGAACGCCGTCGCCGAGGTTGCACGCCCGAAGAATGAGATTGTCACGCTGGTTGAGGCAACGCCCTCACTCGTGCTGATCGACAAGGAGAAGTTCAGCCAATTCTATGAGGCGATGAAGGAGGAGTGCGACGCGCACGAGCCCGACCTCACAACCGAGAAGGGTCGCAAGGCCATTGCATCGCTTGCCTATAAGGTAGCGCGGACAAAAACGGCTATAGACGATGCCGGCAAGGCGCTGAACGAGGAAGCACGAGCTCGCATCAATGCGATCGACGAAAGCCGATTACCTTTCAGATGGGAAGCGGAGGGAGCTTTCATGTCAAACGCCATGACCGTTAAACCCTATCGCCCGTCAAACGGCACCGAGGGCGAGGTTTTCCACGAAGCCTTTTGTTACCAGTGTCGCTATTACGGGGATGTCATCGGCAAGGTTCCGCCATGTGCCATCCAGGACGCCGCGCTGGCTTTGCAAGTCGATGACCCCGGCTATCCCGCCGAATGGATCGAGGACGAGGAGGGCCCGCGGTGCACCGCATTCGAGCCGATTCCGATCCGGCCAAGGCGCGAGCGGCGCGATACCGTCCGCCGGCACCGACCCGACCGCTTGCAGGGCACCCTGAGCTTGAATTTCCGCAACCCCGAGGAGCAGGCCTATCATGGCAAGTAAGCTTTCAGACGAAGAGAAAACCGCGCTTGTGGCCGTCCTTTCACTGGCCGAATCTCACCAGATATGGAACGCCAATATCACCATGAACCCGGTTTTTAACGAGTTCATCTCGCAGCAGTACGCGGCCATTGTCGGAGTCCGCGAATTCTTGAAACAACACGGCGTTTTGACGATCCACGAGCTGACCCAACGCGCCGCCGCCGCGAGGCAGGAAGGAGAGCCGATCCAGTGACCGACACAGGCGCCCACCATGCCCCTTGGCTGAAGGCCGCCGCGGCCGCCGTCAATGACCTGTGGCGCGAATTCGAGACATGGGCCGGCGACATGCCGCCGCCCGACAGCCAAGCCTATGCCGAGCGCCGCCGGGCGTTCGTGATGGGCGCCGGGATGATGCGCCGAAGGGCAATGCTGATCGTCCTTCAGGACATTGCCAAGCGCCGCCCGCTGGACGCGCACGAAAGCGGCCTCATGCTCCGGATCCTCGAACGCGAACGCCACAAGCGCCCGCGCTGGCGCTGGACCGAGGACGAGGACCGGAAAATCAAGGCGCTGATGCGCCGCCGCGAGAGCGCCGAGCCGCTGAAGCCCTACACCAAGAACCCCGAGGTTGCCCGGCTGGCCAAGCGCTTGGGACGCTCCCGCGAGGCCATCCACATGCGCATGCGCCGATTGCGCAATTGTTCGGACGCGAGCAACCAGCGACCGGGCTAAAAGCTTGGCCATGGCCAGAAAGCCCAAGCTTCGCGTTGTTGCCTCCAACGGCCAGCCCGCCAAACCCAAGCGGACTCAGAACTGGCAACCAACGCCACTGGAGCGCCGCACGATAGAGCGCTGCATGGCGATTGGCTTTACCGCCGAGCAGGCCGCGCAGGTAGTTGGAAAGTCGGTCGACAGCCTCCAAAAGCATTGCCGCAGGGAATTGGACAATGGCTATGCCAAGGTTGGCGCCAAGGTTGGCGGGTTGTTGCTCAAAAAGGCGCTGGCCGGCGATACCGCCTGCCTGATCTTCTATGCCAAGTGCCGCCTTGGCTGGAACGAAAAGCAGATCCTCGAGCACCAGGGGAGAGGCGGCGGCCCGATCCAGTACGATGCCGTCCAGGCCGACGCCGACGCCTTCACCAGGCGCATTTTCCAGCTTGGCGAGCGCTTTGCCGCCGCCCTTGAGGCGCAGCAGCCGGCACCAGCGCCGGCGCTGATCGACGTAACCCCGGCACCGGCCGAGCCCAACGAGATTAACTGAAGGGGAACAAGCCATGTTTCCAGTAGCCCTTTTCCTTGTTGCGCTGATTCTGTTTTTGCTCGCCAGCTTCAACGTTCCCAATGGGGTCAGGGTCAACCTTGTCGCGCTTGGCCTGGCATTCATGACCGCCGCCATGATCATGGCCAGCCTCCACCCCGCATGAGCGAGCTTTCCGCCGCGCAGATCATGGCCCGGCTTCCCCCCAAGGTCCGGGACGCCGAGCTAAGGAAGCTGAAACCCTCGCTTCGCGCGGCCTTGCAATACAATTGGGAGTTTCACCGCCGCCCTAACCAGACCCCGCCGCCCGGAAACTGGCTGACCTGGCTGATTCTGGCCGGCCGCGGCTATGGCAAGACCCGAACCGGCGCCGAATGGGTCCGCGATATGGTGTGCGGATCAACGCCCTTTGGCAAAGGCCGCTATCGCCATGTTGGCATAATCGCGGAAACCGCCGGCGATGCCCGCGCCGTCATGATCGAGGGCCCATCCGGGCTAATGAACATCCATCCCAAGGGATTTATTCCGCATTACGAGCCGTCAAAGCGGCTTCTGACCTGGCCAAACGGCGCCACCGCGGGAATTTTCAACGCCACCGAGCCCGACCAGCTCCGCGGGCCCGAGCATGACCTAGTTTGGGGCGATGAATTGGCAAAATGGGCCTATTGCCGCGAAACCTGGGATAATTTGCAGTTTGGTTTGCGCCAGGGAAACCCGCCACGGTGCTGTATTACGACGACACCGCGCCCAATTCCCCTGATCAAGGAAATTCTGGCCGATACCACCACCATTACCACCAAGGGCGACACCTACGACAACGCCGATAACCTGGCGCCGAGCTTCCTTCGCAAAATATCTGCGACCTACGAGGGCACCAGGCTAGGCCGCCAGGAGCTACACGCCGAGATTCTTGATGATGTCCCCGGCGCGCTGTGGACCCGGGACATTCTCGATGGATCGAGGGTCAAGAAGGACAAGTTGCCCGATATGGCCCGGGTTGTGGTTGGGGTCGATCCATCGGGCACCGGCGGCGAGGAGGACGAGGGCGACCCGATCGGCATTGTGGTTGCCGGCCGCGGCGTCGACGGCCGCGGCTACGTCCTTGGCGACTTCACTTGCAAGCTTTCACCCGATGGATGGGGCAGACGCGCCGTTACCGCCTACCATACCCATGACGCTGACCGGGTTGTTGGCGAAATCAATTTCGGCGGCGCCATGGTCAAGCATGTGGTCAAGACCTGCGATGGATCCGTTGCCTACAAGGAAGTTCACGCTTCCCGCGGAAAGGTTGCTCGAGCCGAGCCGGTATCGGCACTATTCGAGCAGGGCCGGGTTAGTCTCGTTGGCGGCTTTCCCGAGCTTGAGGACGAGCTAGTGCTAATGACTTCAGCCGGGTTCATGGGCGAGGGATCACCAAACCGCCTGGATGCAATGGTATGGGCGCTAACCGAGGTCATGCTTTCCCATATTCCGGAATCGATCATTGATGATTCCCCGATCTGGATTCCGTCACTAGCTAACGCTTTCAGAGGCTAGGCCGTGCAGATCCCAGGATTTGCTACCATTTTGGATGCTTGACTAATCTCGATTAGTGGGGAATCTTCCCCACTTGTTTAGGGGCAAGCCATCCCATGAGGGCAGGTCAGGAATTTACCGAGCAGATACTTGCGAGCGCTACCGAGGCGCTGGCGAGGGATCCCGTCTTTGCCGGCAAGCTGACCCAGGACATCGAACAAATGGCGGCCGGCCGGCGTTGGTTCCGGACCCGCTTTTACTGGCTTGCCGCCGGGCAATTAATTGTCTCCGCGTTCAATGCCTGGATGGCCTTTGTGGTCGAGCCCGTTTGGCTTCACTGGCTCAATATTGCGGGCTTTTCCCTCGCTTTCGTGGGCATGTTCCGCGCCGAATTCAGCGCCAGAACGCTAACCCGCCAGCTGAAGCGCCCGGCCGCCGAGCAGATGGCCCGCGATATGATCGGAGTCGAGGGTTGAGCTTGCCCAACACCAGCCCCGAATTGAATCCAGAACCCTTGGCCACGGCCGAGGAACTGGCTTGGCTTAACACCATGGCCAACGCCAACGGCTACTTCGCGCCCAACCCGATGGGCAACGGCAAATGGTGTGCCTTGTCCGATGATTATGGCTATGACGACCGTTGGTGCTTCAACGGACTTCACTTGGCCGCCCAGGCGCTGTCCGAGCGGCGCGGGAGGGCGGCGTGAGGTATCTCAGCGTCTGCTCTGGCATCGAAGCCGCGACCGTCGCCTGGCACCCGCTTGGCTGGGAAGCCGCTGCGTTCAGCGAGATCGAGGCGTTCCCGCGATCGGTCCTGAAGCATCACTATCCCGACGTTCCGCTTCACGGCGACTTCACCACCATTCAAGGCGATGAGTATGGCCCAATTGACCTTCTTGTCGGAGGCACCCCCTGCCAGTCGTTCAGTGTCGCCGGCCTCAGAGGAGGCATGGCAGACGAGCGCGGTCAACTGGCGCTCCAGTTTCTCCGGCTTCTTGATCGCACACGCGCCCGATGGGTGGTGTGGGAGAACGTCCCCGGTGTCCTGTCATCGAACGGAGGACGGGACTTTGGTTCCTTCCTCGGGGGGCTGGTCGAACTCGGGTATGGGTTCGCCTACCGAGTGCTGGACGCTCAGCACTTTGGAGTACCACAGCGGCGCCGTCGCGTGTTCGTTGTCGGACATCTTGGAGGCTGGCGACGTGCCGCCGCGGTATTATTTGAGCGCCACAGCCTGTCGGGGCATCCTGCGCCGCGCAGAGAAAAGGGGCCGAGCGTTGCCGCCCTCACTGCAAACGGCGTTGGAACATGCGGCGCGGATGACAACCAAGGACAAGCCGGACACCTGATCGCGAAGCAGTGGCCCGCCGAGGTTGCTCCAGCACTCGACACCACCATGAAGAAGTACCTCGGGTTGGACAACCAGCACGTTAACGGCGGATGTGGCTGGTTCGTGCCGGATACAGCCCATTCCCTCCGTGCCGAGGGCTTTGACGCATCCGAGGACGGAACGGGGCGCGGAACGCCGCTGGTGCCGGTCGCGGCTATTCAGGAGCGCGCGGTCAGCGAGAACGCGGCCGCTGGTCCAGATGGTGCCGGATACCGCACGGACGGCAAAGCCTACACACTGGAAGCGCGCACCGTCCCGCAAGCGGTCGCCTTCCAGACCCGCATTGCCCGCAACGGAAGAGGGCAGCCTTCCGAAGTTGTGCCAGCGTTCAACGGTGCCGACGCGGGAGACACAAGCGACATGCGACCGTGCATAGCAACACCGTCTGCGGTCAGAAGGCTAACGCCGGTCGAGTGCGAGCGCCTCCAAGGCTTCCCCGACGACTACACCCTCGTTCCCCATCGCGGAAAGCTTGCTGCTGACGGTCCCCGCTACAAGGCGCTCGGCAACTCAATGGCAGTGCCGTGCATGGCGTGGATCGGCCAGCGCATCGCCCAGGTTGAGGCCATTGCTTCCGAAAGCCTCGCCGCATGAGCAGCAGCCCAGCAGCCCGCGCCCGTTATCGTCCGCGAACGAGGCGGCGCGGTGACGATGCGGATCACAATCGAGGAAAGCAAATGAGCACTCTCGATGATCTGCTCAGCCGTGCCGTCGTCAATGAGCGCGGATGCCTAATTTGGCAGGGAAAGCGCGACGACGATGGTTACGGCCTTTTCTATGAGGCGGACGCGACCGAGCCCAAGAGCGAAAAAGCCAAGCCATAACAGAAGAGAAAGCAAGCTTGACCATGGATGAAAATGATAACGCTAACTTGCAAAGCCTGACTGCGGACATCGTTGCTGCGCACGTCTCACACAATACCGTTGCGGTCAACGATATGCCGGCGCTGATTGCCAACGTGCACAATGCGCTGAAAGGGTTGGTCAATGGCGCCAAACCAGAGCCCGAGCTGATCCCGGCCGTGCCGATCCGGGCATCAATCAAGCGCGATTACATCATTTGTTTGGAGGACGGGAAAAGGCTGAAAACGCTGCGGCGCCACCTGCGGGTTCATTACAACATGACCGCCGAGGACTATCGCGAGAAATGGAGGCTTCCCAAAGACTACCCAATGGTTGCGCCTAGCTATTCCGAGCACCGCCGCGACCTTGCCAAGTCGCTTGGCCTGGGAAGAAAAACCGGCCGCAAGCGCTAGAATTTCACGGATCACGGCACAGCGATTCGGCAAAACTCGCCTCCCGCCGTGTACGGTCCTTGAGGCCGGGCCCGGGTTCCCGCGCACCATCCAAGCGGGGGCCCGGGTTTTCTTTTGTGCAAATCCCCGCGCCGGGCAAGCTAGCCAGCGCGGGGATCGAGCGAGGGCGAAGCCATCCACGCCCGCTAAGGCGCCTTGATACGCTTCGCCCGGCAAATGTTCAAACGCTAGTCGAGCTATGCCCCGCTAGAATTGCCGGCCATGGCCAGCGCCGCGAAATATCCCGTTCCGGTCAATGACACCGAGCCCGACGAGCCCGGCGAGAAGGCTCCGAGCCAAAGCGAGGCCAAGCTTGCCGAGGTTCACGAACGGGCCATGCAGCGGTTCAATGACGTGTGCGGCCCGCAGCTCGAAATTCGCGCCCATGCCCTGCTATGCCGGCGCTTTATCTCGATCCCCGGCGCGATGTGGGAGGGCGCATGGGGCGACCAATTCGCCAACTCGATCCGGGTCGAAATCGACAAGGTATCGAAAGGCGTCGAAAAGCTGATCACCGATTACCGGGCAAACCGGATCGTTCCAGACTTCAGACCCTCGATCGGCGGCATTCAGGAAACCGCGGACACCCTGGACGGCGTTCACCGCGCCGACAGCTACCATTTCAAGTCACAGCAGGCGCGGGACAATGCCTATGAGGAGGCCGCAGCCGGCGGCTTTGGCGCCTGGCGCTTGTGCACCGACTATGCCGAACCTGATGACGCGGATTCAGACGACCAGCGCATTAACCCGGCCGAGCTGATAGCCGACGCTGACCAGCGCGTGTTTTTCGACGGCAACAGCAAGCTTTACGACAAGTCGGATTCGGAATGGGCCTTTGTTTTGACGGCCGACACCAGGGAGAATTTCGAGGAGGAGCACCCAGGCAAGGCAAGCGACTGGCCGGAACTTCGCTATCCCAGGATCTACGATTGGTTTCCGCCTGATGTCGTGGTCAAGGGCGAATATTACGAAGTTGAGAACAAGCGCGAGAAACTGTTGATCTTCACCCACAAGATCAGCGGCCAGGAACAGCGGGTTTGGGAATCCGACCTGGACGACGACGACTTAAAGAACATGAAATCGGCCGGCTTCACCAAGGAAGTGCAGCGGCGCGACCGCAAGCGAGTGCACAAGTACCTTATGACCGGGATGGAAATTCTGGAGGATAACGGGCTCATTGCCGGGCCCAATATCCCGATCGTTCCGGTTTATGGCCGGCGTTGGTATGTCGACAACCTCGAGCGCTTCCGCGGCCATGTTTCCAAGCTCCTGGACGCGCAGAGGATCTACAACGGCCGGGTTTCCAAGCTTTCCGAGACGGACGCCCTTAGCCCCCGCGAAAAGCCGATTTTCCTCGCTTCGCAGCTTCCGCCAAACTTGCGCGAGCTATGGGCCAAGCAGGAACAGGAACGCCACCCTTACGCGCTCGTAAATCCCGTCATTGACCCAGTGACCGGGCAAATCGTCGCCATGGGCCCGATAGGCAAGATTGACCCGCCGCAGCTCAATCCAGTGACCGCCACGTTGCTGCAAATCGCCGCTTCGGACCTGGCCGACGAAACCGAGGACGGCGCCGACGAGGTTGTCGCCAACACCTCCGCGGCGGCAATGGACATCGCGGCGACCAGAGTTGACTCCAAGAGCGCGATCAACCTCGACAACATGAAACAGAGCGTTCAGCGCGAGGGCGAGATTTACCTTGGCATGGCGCGCGAGCTTTACGCCGATGCCGGCCGGGTCCTCGAAACCATGACCGAGGACGGCGGCGACGGACAGGCAACCTTGCAGCAGCCATTCACCGACGATGCCGGAAGCTTCAAGATCCGCAACGACTTCAGCCAGGGCGCCTACAAGGTTATTGCGGACGTTACCGAGGCCAATTCGACGCAGCGCGACAAGGCCGTCAAGCAATGCCTGGCCACCGCGCAAATCGCCATGCAGGCGCAGGATATCGAGCTGGCGCAGGCATCCATCATTACCGCCGTCATGAACGAGGACGGCGAGGGCATGGACGGTTTGCAGCAGTACGCGAGGAAGCGCGCGCTTCAGCTTGGACTAGTGCAGCCCAACGAGCAGGAAAAGAAACAGATTGCCGCCGCGCAGGCGATGGCCGCGCAGAACCCGGATCCACAAACCCAGGTTGCTCATGCCCAGGTTCAGGCATTGGGCGCGCAGGCCGCCAAGGACGTTGCCGGCGCCCAAAAGGCCGGCGTCGAGGCGCAGTTGACCAAGGCCAAGACGACACAGA